TTTTCACTTGAACCAGCGAAGTTTCTGATATCATCAAAGATCCAGTCGGGGAGAGCTTCAAGAAAATCAACACAGTTTTCTGGAGAAAATGGAACATCTTTTCCAGCACTGTCTTTCATATCTTTCCACCCGGAGATAATATATTTCGGATAAAGTTCTTTATCCTCTTCCCGGGTCTCTTTGATCATTTTCTGACTAATCGAACCGGATTTCATTGCTCTAAGATTTCTCTTAGATCTTCGGAGAACAGAGTTAAAATATCCTTTGTTTACTTCTGTTGCGGGTTTTAAGATTAGAGTTGGTTCACCATTGATTTGAAAAAGTGAATACTCTGCCGTTTTGTTCTTTACTTCCAGATTTTTTAGATAACTAAAATCCATTGTTTGCTCCTCCAAGAGTCGTTGTTAATAGTTATGGAATGTAAGGAAATAATGAGACATGTAATGAACTACCAAATGTCTCGTCTCCAAACGCCTGTGCCGTGGTATTAATAAGGATGGATTCATTTACAGGATACTCTCTGTCACCACCACCCAGTGTTAAACTCGGAATATCTACAAATATAGCTCCATCGTCATTGCTGACTACAAAATCGAGGGTCAATGTTTCATTGGCTCGAATGGCTGCAGTAACCCGTTTGTCAGTAAACAACAATTGAGATTCAAAGTCAATCTCGAAGTTACCAGTATTCATATATTTGGCCCCAAGAAGTCCAAGAACTTTTTCAGGACTAACATTGTTGTTGATGTTCATGGTTACAGACTTAAAATCTGTTGTCAGGCCTGTCTCATCAAATTCAGTTATACGAAGTCTTGCAATATCAGCTGATGTATTGAAAGCCGTTGTCTGGACAGGAACTCGTGGAGTATCAGCATTTTGTGCTCTATCCCCAACTTCAACAGGAGGATCCGTGTCAGTGCCTATAAAAGCAAAACCGACAGTTGCTTTGTCTGTCAAAGGAAGTTCAAACCCAAGAGTATTGCAAAAGTTACCCTTTGCATATTCATATTCATTTCCGGAGGGATTTGCAAGGTCCTGATAAGCACCCTCAACATGAAAGGATCTCTCAATAAAATTAGAATCGTCAACTGGGACATTTTTGCAGAAACGACCATAATGAAGATCGATTTCTTTCGCAGCGCCATCATCAATAGTAAATACCTGATACTTTTTATCCAGTACCATTAGATGGGCGGTAACGGAGACAACCCTGGCATATCCAGTATTAGCTGCAACGGCAAATTGGTTTAGTGTTACTGAACCACCTACCCAAATAGCTTGCCCAGGAATAAGACCAAGTTCAGTCATATCCTTTACTGTAGTGATAAAGTTCCCATTAGCATCGACTTCAAGATCACCGGTAGCAAATCTAAAACCAGCTTCTTCAAGAGTAGCATTCCTAGTTGAAGCAGGAGTCTCTGCAATAAGAGTTGTTGTAACTGGAACATCAGTAGTCGTGGCTCCTACATCTACTACCTTAAGTCCATTGTTTGCTGTGTTCAAGAATCCACGAGCAAATACAAGGGTACTCGCGTCAAATGCTGCAGTAATCGCCGGAATGATATAAGAGTCTACATCAACCTCAGTTGGGTGAGTTGAAATTGGCCCCTGAAATGTTGCAAAGCAAAAACCCTCAATAAAATCAATAAAACTGTCGAGTGTCAAGTCAGCATCAAATTCAACTGCACTATCAAGATCCGTGATGGATCCTTTACGACGTTGTCTGTTTTTGCTGATTGGGCTTCTGGGAACAGTTACAACAGTTGCCCCGAAAGTATTAATCGCATTTGGTTCTAACAATTTCCAGTCCGGTTGTGCAGGGAGGATTCCAATACTTTCCTCAATCGCATACTGTAATGACAAATTGTTCGTTAATGATCTTCCCATTTGTACCTCCTTTTAACGTATATCTTCAAATTCGAATTCAACAACCACATTCTGTTGATAAAAAAGACCATCAGAACGTTTTGTCTCAATTCTCCCATTATAAAGCCAAAGTGTCCCCAATTTTTCCCCGTCATACAATTCTATCGTGGAATTAGCCAGGGTGTCATTCTCGTCTGTCCCTGTATTTATTGGGGTAAAAATTTGTACAAATAAGATCCCAAGTTTCACAAATTTTCTGTTCCCTTTCCTACCAAGTGTGTGCTGATTTCCAGTATTAAATTTTACAGTGATCCGAGCATACTTGGTAGCAGGATTAGGAACCTTAAATATCTGATTATCAACAGCAATAGGAAAATCACCATCATACTCAGTCAGGAACTTACTTGTAAGTGCATTTCTTACCTCAGTTGGTGTCATCCTAATTTCTTCCTATTAGAGGTTTCTACTGCAGCTTGAATTGCAAGCTGAACAAAGCCCCGGGGAGCTTGTTTAGACGAACCGTCGTTTAAATCTTGAATATAGGGCACGTTATTCGTATCGTATGCTGCCCCTTTAGAAAACGTCCATGATAATATACTCGCTGCTCCTGCCGATCTTTCTTGTATCGAGATCTTTTCTTTTGATCCTGCGACTCTAGTAATCGATTTTCCTGTAGAAAGCAACCAATTTGAAGCAGACCATCCAGTGTCAACTGGGGTGTCTGTAACAAGTTTTTCATGGATATCTAAAACCATCCTAATAGCTTCTTCTTCGGTTTCATTCTCCAATTGAACTCTTATTTTGCTTAATTGTTTACTTAAAGCCATTTTACCCTTTTAACTGAATAATGATTGTTACTATCACACCAGCAGCCTCGATTGGATTTGTTTTTGTTATCTCATACCTTCTGGTCCCATCAAGAAGCTGATTCCCTGGCTGAACCAATGCAACCTGTGCATCAGTCAAATTAATTATGGATAATATAGCCAGGGTGTTCCCATCATGGACACTAGATCCAGGCATATATTTATCTTCATATTCAAAAAGTAAAGCTTCAAGATCTTCGTCATCCAGTGTCTCGACTCGAGCTCCTCCTGGATTATTGATATCTAGTGAAGGGACAGAAACCAATCTTAGTGTTCTTGTGGCCCCTAAATCTCCAAGAGCGTCCGCTACACCTTCAAGAAGATCTTGAGCAATACTTAAGTCACCCATTATTTTCCCCCATACTCCTCTCGCCGTTTCTCTTGCCGGGCGTCCATTCTTTCAATGGCTTTCATTATAGCTTCCAATAAGACAGCAGTTTTATTGCATGTATCTGAAATTTCTTTTTGTGTGTCCATCCAGGATCTTGGTACAAATATTAGTGGACTTCCATCAGAATCAGTTTTTATGATTTGATCATAAATTGTATGCGTTTTTTCTTTTATATTTTTTAGATTATGATCCTGTTGTTTATGGACACCATCAAAGTGTGATTTAAGATTCTCCAAATATATTGTTGTTTTTTCCGTACCTTCGCTTAGTTTATCAATAATATCTCGGGTCCACTTTCTGTTTATCATAGTCATAATAAATTGAAGGACCAAAAAGACAACCCCCATAAACGTCAGCAAAATCTTACTATCAATTATTAATTGTTGTTCCATCAATTACTCCTAAATTGAGTGATTTACATCAGGTGGATTTTTATCAAGTCCTCTGTAGAACACGGAGCTGTATCTGTCTTCATCTTCCTCTGCTGCTTCAATTTCTGATAAGCTGATTCCAGTAATCACGGGGGCGCCTACACTTAGTCCAGCGCCAGAACCGCCCCCCTCTCTGGCGCGTTGGTCATAACTATCCGCCAAAGCTTCATAATGTTCAAACTTTTGCTGATTTTCAATCTTGACAGGACCAGCAGTAACTTTGACCTTTTCTGCAAAATAAGCAGCAAGTGTCTTGGCAGCAGTTGCAGCAGCCCGATAAACATTATCTTCTATATCAATAATTAGCTGATAATGAGGATCCTCAAAAATTGAATCTGGTGTAGGATCATTTACTAGCATCCTTACTTGTTCAATAGTTGCCATTGTTTATTCCCCCCAGAAAGTAACATCCAGTTTTTCTATTGTAATTTCAATTCCTGCTGTACCATCCCCCTTAACCCAAATTTCAATTTCATCATTTAAAGCAATATCTGCAATTGCAGTAATCGAAATACTTTCAACCTTAGAGGTTGATGTAAAAGTATGTTCAGTTATTTGATCAGAAGCAACAGAACCATTTATAGTTAAACCATAAAAAATAGTGCAGGATTTATTGACTGATATACCAGAAACACCATTAATTAAAAACTTACTTCCTGAGGCTATTTTTGTTAAAGTACCATCTGCTACAGTGAACCCATTCAAGGATGATCCTGTCATCCCAGGAATCTTTGACCAAGTAGCCCCATCATCATTAAGACTTATTGGAGATGCAGCACTTAGAAGTTCAAACTCAGCTCGTTCCACAGTAGCTTTAATTCCTAAAGCATCAAGAGCCGTCGATAATAATATAGTACCCATTATATTGTTCCTCGTATATAACTATGCATAAAGAAAATCTCCGTTATCATTTATAACGTAATCACCATTGTCATCTATGATCCAATCTCCAGAAGGTGGATCACCAGCAGGGCCTTCGAAACCTATGTCAGTAGTTATTTGCTCTGAGTCCTTTAGTTTCATAGATATATCTATTGATATAGACATATATTCCCCCTAGTAAATTGCCCAAATATTTGTTGCTGCAGTTTCAGATGCCCCAGTACGAACTTTAATGCACTGCACTGGAAATATCCCTGCTTGAACTGGGACATTGTCTCTATCGTTACCTGAGATTGTCGTTATGTTCAAATTACCTGCTGTGCCGATTAATAAAGCTCTACATGCACCGTTAGGAAGATCATCTGCTCCTAAAGCAACAGGAATAACGTCTTGCCCAGGAATTATTTTACTCGGGTGTGAGTTTCTTGGTGACATTATTTCCCCCTTGTAAGACTTACAATTAAGGCTAAGGCGTCATCTTTCCGAAGCCCTATTTCATTTACTTCTTTACCATCGATCATAACATCATACCACCCCCCACCATTGTGCTTCATGGTAGGTTCAGGTGAGTCATCATTTTCATCATTGTCAAAAGCGTCGATAAGGACCTGATTTTTCTTGGCCACTGTATCTTTCTCAGTGATTTTTATCAGCTTATTTCGTGGAGCCCGGGTGTCATAGACCCAGCCATATTTGATCCGTTGGGCCTTATCAACATCTTTGGCAAGGACACAAAGTCCATCACGAAGAAATCTTCTAAGTCGAGAGTTCGGCATTCTGGTTCGTCTCCGATCCAAGAATGACCCTTCCTTGTAGTTTCGTCCTCTGTAGCGAAAACTTTCAAGGGCTATAACAGGTTCTCTTCTGCTAATTGATGGTCGATTTGACATATATATTCCTCCGTGATGGGTTTGTAGTTACTACATTAAATGGTTATTAGTTAGCTGCAATGGGTGTATCAAAGAAATACCCAAGGTCAGCAGCAATGAGTTTCTGGTCGAATGCCATCTGAATTTCAACACGATCACTTTCCAGTTTTTCCTGTCGGAAACGTTTGATCCTGTTACCTTCCTGGCCTGCTCCGACAAACCCGGTCCAACTGAATGTATATCCGGCGGATGGAGTCATCATTCCAGGTGATGGGGCAGAGTAACACAGAAGGGCATTTGCTCCACCGATGAAGGCATGGACATTTGCTGCACCCTCTTTAGCTGAGTTATAAATAGCCTTCATGACAAAGATTCGTTCGATCTCGAATAACGCCATCATCGCCCACAAGGTTCCCATTGCAGGAGTTGGGGGTGTCTGGCCTGCATTAACACGCTCAATGATGTCAGCATTATCTGCCAGGGTATCATAAACGGCCTTGCTTAGGACCAAAGTATTGGGCTCAAATCCAGTTGACTGGAGGACAGTTCTCTTACCTGCTCTGATGTCAACAATAGGATCAGTCGCTGTTCCTGTGGTTCCCCAGTTTGCAGTTGTGTTATCTGTAGTCCAGATACTTGTTGCAAAGTATTTGGAAGCCCATAGCATCTCACGTTTGATCATGGCCTTATGAGTACAATACTCCGTAGCCTCTCTGTCCGGTGCAAGAACCGAATCGGAGTTTGCTCTGATTTGATCAGGGATGTCTTTATGGAAGGCATAGACATCTGCGTAATAGGTCGGGGTGTTGTCGATGGTGTAGCTACCACCTGCGGATTCTGTTCCAGGGGCACGTTTTTCCATCTCATCTCTGTTGAATTCACCACGATCATATGTGTAATAACGATCGGACTGTTTGGTGACAGGGATTACGGGAAACACTCTCTGCGAAACAAAGTTCGTCATATTCTGCAAATATGCAATGGAAATATTTGTCAGAGGTGTGTTAACATGGACGTCTCCAGCAGTCGGGGCATATTTTAAAAATTGCTGTTTCATATTCAATTTTCTCCTTATGAAAATTAATTTATTTGTTTTTACTAAGTAGAGTTAAGCTGCGTTAGGCTGCAGGTACCTGATATGCTTTCATTCTGATAGCAATGATCTCTCCAGCATCACCACCTTCAAGTGCAGATCCCATAACAAACTGGGAAACAGCATCCTTAGCAAGAGCAGCTCCATCATCATCAGAGATGACTTCTGCTCCAGCAGC